GAAGAGTCAATTGTTAAAGCAACAAGAAAACCCTCCGCCTATGCTCTAAAATATGGGCGTGCATTCAAATCCATTGCAAGTCAATATAAGACTAAGAAAGGATCCTGGAAGAAAGACGGCTTTAAGCGTGCTCAAAAAGCAGCGCATAAGAAAGCCAAGACAATGAAGTGATACTATGGATACTGATGATAGACAAAGAACTCTACGAATTGAAATACCTCCATGCTCAGTAGCAGGTGATGGGAATGCTTGGATAGACCTTTCCGGTTTGAATGGATGGCTAACTGTTCCTTCTGGCCCTAATGCTTTATATTGGGAAGGTTCGATAGATCTCTCTGGCTATGCACGTGACTACAAAACCTTCTACCCTTCTGGTGGAGTTATTCAAGAAGGGCCTTATTGGAATGCCTTCGGTGGTTCTGGACAAACTGTATGCACAGTAGTTTCTTCTGTTCCATTGGATCCAGATGTTTTATTCCTCCAATTGTCTGGAAATAGCGGCCCGGGTTTTATTGATTATAATGCATTAGCTTCTGGTCGAGGCCAACAGAATTGGAACACAGTAACGTTCGCTGAAACCCAAGTTAATCTAATCAATGTTAATCTCCCTGCACTTGGTATCTGCCAACCAATCACCGTAAAGCAGTCCGGCTCTCTTAGCCCAACCGCCGCCCAGGTCTTGTATGTCATGAAAATTGTAATTCCAACGACTGTTGCAAGTTCAATTGGAACGACTCTTTCAATTCCAGCCTCTCGAGTTATTCTCCCGGGCATGATGGATCAAGAACCGGAACTTGAATACATGATGAGACTTTCAAGAAGTGTTGAACTTGCGAACCAGGTGTGAACATGACTCGGATTGAATGGTTGTTGAAAGGCGATCCATTGTATTCACTAACTTCCACGCGCCTCATATCATTTAGAATCCCAAGACAAAGTGAAACGACTAAAGAAAGAAGCGGACCTGGCGCAGTACCAGTAGAAGGGTTTAGAGGATTAGTTGATCCATATCCTTTTAGAATCAATCCCGATGATGTGCCTCGACATCTTCAGATGCCTCAAGTCCCGTTTCGTTAGAGCACTTATCTTTGTTCCAGAAGGTATCTCTACAATCTATTTTATTTGAGTTGCACGTGGAACATCTCCATTCACTCACAGTCCCCAGAATCTTTCCAGGGTTGTAGCTGATCGACCAATATCGGGAACAGTTTCCGCACGACATTCCCGTGACTCTGGAACCAAAGGAGGGAAGTCCAAACGAATGTCCACAGTCACAACGGTATTGCGCTCCTTTCATTCTTCATCACCTTTCCACATCTTATCCCATTTAGGGACACATTCCTTGCAGCACATTCCAATGTCGCCCCATGGGTTTCTTACAATCACCAAATTAACTTGGCTCTTGCACATCCCACAATACATCCAACCTTCTCTCATTCAATCATCTCCAAGTTCGGACAGTCAGCTGTCCAGTGTCCAGAGAGCAAACAATTCCGACAAAGGTAGTTCTTCATTGGTTTCGGTTTCTGATAGTTGGAAGCCTCCAGCAATCGATCGTCTCCAGGGGTTGGCATCGGTTTCAACAACTGAAACCTCAACCATTCAGAGAAGTTCGGCATGTTTTGGGCTACTTTGTATGACTTGTCACACAGTGATACGGTTTTATTTCGCATGTTTGAGACGAGGCACCACAACTATATCAATGCATATGTATGTAAAATGCATATGGTCGGTGGCATATCAGCCGCCGGTACTTAGGCGTAAACCGACAAAATATAAGAAGATATGAGGGCCTGAAGTGAAAAAGCGAACTTCCGGTGTAGTTTATACACCGTGGAGTGTTGGACACGGTATGGCAACCGCTAAAACTGGATCCTTTTACCTGACTGAAACCGTGATTATACCTGGTGCTAGTGCTGCTGGTACTCGTGTCTCTGGAACTATTGACTTGGGTGCCTACGTTAACGTGGCAACAGGCCAAGCAATTGCCATCGACAGCGTAGACTTTGTGCTACAATCTGGTCCAGGATTTCAGCAAACTGCCAACTCCCTCTTAGGTGGCAACGGTGGAATTGGATTTCAATTAACCGATTTGAACCCCGGAACTGTATTTGTTCGTGCTGACAATCAATCACTCATCGCCTCTGGTAGTATTTCAGTTGATAACACAAACAACATCGCTACCCACACACTCGATCTCTACCCAGATAATTACGGCACTGCTGGAACTCTTAGTGAGATGTTCATGGTCGTCAATGATACTCTTTACTTGACTGCTGGCAATGACGTTGCAGCCATCGCTGGTCCAGACTTAGCCGTCACTGCACGAATTCGTGCACGTGTCGTTAAACTTGGATCCAAGGATTGGATGGCTCTTGCTCTACAATCGACCGCATCAGATAACTGAGGCGATCTGAGTGCCTACTCTTGGAGAGATTATTACTGAGGCGTTTCTTGCCGGTGCTAAAGAAGAAGCAAAGCGCCAGGGTAAAGCAGCAGGCAAAAAAGCCGTAGTCTACACTTTGGAGGTGGCGAGTGATGCTGCTGATATTGTTAATACGGCTCTTGACCGCACTGAAGAGTCAATTGTTAAAGCAACAAGAAAACCCTCCGCCT